ACATCTTGTCTAGTAGCACGATTGCCAAAAAGAATGTCGCAAACATTGCCATACCGACTGCCATCCCTGCGGAAAATAAAAGCCAATTCAGCGGATTTCTTTTCTTGCGGTGTATGCCAGTCATTCTCTTCCCTCCTTGATGGCTGCTTCTATTTCCTGAGCAAGAAACGGGTAACTTAGTGTCTGCAAAATGTCTCTGGTTGCAGCTAGGTCTTTCATAACTTTGATGATCCGCTCACGCTCTAGCTCAACTCCGGCGTCGTAGCCTAGTGTCCAGTAAAGCTTGTTGCTGTCGTTGCTTTTATCAATCAACTTGTGCCTCTCTAATTGTTATAATTAGCTCTGCCATGCCGTAGCAAACTGAGTGGTCGCATACGCCCGAATTGTAAAAGTCAAAACAAATGCGGGCCTCAGCCATTTTGCTTATGCGCTCACGCTCTGCCTCAATGCCAGCCTCACGCCCTTTTGTCCAAAGGATTTTGCCGCTCATGTCTTTCATTTCAATCACGCTTTAGCCTCGTCACTTGCTAAAAAGTTAGCCAAGCTTCTTATCTTTTCTACCCGAAAGCCCGACCAAGTTTTGCGGTCAGTGACAACGATTGGTGCGGTTGTGTGGCCTATCAGCTTGAAGCGCTCTAGCGCCTCTGGGTGTTGCGTTAGGTCTACCTTGTCGTAGATGATGCCTAGCTTGTCCATAAGCCTTGTAGTGGCTGCACACTGGACGCACGATGGCGTTGTAAACACTTGCACTGGGATTCTCATACCGACGCACCTGTCTTGCTTGCAATTTCCGGCTTGATCCGAGCGACCGCAGCGATTGCGTGATCGTATCCGCGTTCTTCGGTCTTGGTTAGTGTTAGGTTGCGCTTTAGGCTGACCTCAAAGGAAAGCCTGCGCGTTGCGTACTCTGATCCGATTTTCATCCCCATCTTGTAAGCCTCGTCTAGTTCTTTGCCGAACAATTTATCGGCGACCTCGTATTTGAGGTCTGCCCAGTTTTTAATTAGCATTTTCTCCCCTTAGCTCCTTGGCGGCCCAGCGCAGTATCTCTGCAACCTGTTGCTCATCAAAATTGTGCTTTATGTCTGATAGCTCGTCTAAGGCGTTGGTTGCCGCTTCAAAGCCCTCAGTAAAGGAAAGCAGTTCTAGCGCGTCTAAGGCGCTCTCAGCGGCTGTTCTGAGTAGCTTCGTGTTTGCGCTCACGAGACGAACCACACAATGCTCATGCGACCTGATGCCATCTTCTTGCGGTCGCCGGTGTCAATTACCAGCCCAGTTGCAGCGAGTTCTGATCGGCGCGAGCGGATGCCGGAATCTGAAGCCTTCTTGCTTGAAAGCCTGCGCCAGTGTTCAATTAGCGATTCGTCGTTCATTGGGCCGTAGCTTCGGAATAGTCCGAGGATTATCCGATAGGAATCTGCAAGCCCTGTGACCGACTTTTCGGCGTTGTGGCTTGTTGTTGGGTCAGTTGTGCGTGTGTTCATTGTTGCCCCTTTCAGTAGGCGATGAAGGTGTTGTGGAAGGCAAGGAAAGAGTTCCAAGCCCAGCCGATTATGATGCGGTGTGTTTCAGTGACCACTAGCCAAGCTCCAAGTGTGGCGAGTGTTGCCACCAGAAAGAATTGTCGTGTTTCTATTCTCATGCTGGCAGCTCAGCTAACGCTGTGCGGAACGTGCGGATTTGGTGGTTTACTGCGGTAATAAAAACTCTCGGCGCTTTGACTGCGTAAGCCTGGGTGCGCTGGGTAAGTGCTGTGGCTAGTAGTGCTTCTAGTTCTTGCTTGTTCATTCTGTCCCTTTCGTTGTTAGTAATAGATTACTAGTTTCGAAATGAGTACGCAAGTACATTTAGGCAAGATGTTACCTATTCGTTACAACTCAGTTATTGTGATGTCTGCGCCTGGCTCGCGATGGTCGGCGTAATACTTGTGGGCAATCAGTTCAATGACCTGAGCGTCGTCGCCCCAGAGTATGCCGTCACCGACCTTGCCGTTCAATCCTTGTGATACGCCATCGAGTGCGCCGCGTACCAGCTTGTCAATGTCTGGCGGCACGATTGGCATTGCTCTTTTTGTTACTTTCACAGATGGCGGCCTGCGAAGGTAGAAAACTATCTCCACCCTCACAGGGCCTAGCATCTTGATGTGACCTGCCGGTAGGTTGTGGCAGGCTTCTGCTATTGCCGCCCGCCAAGGTTTCAATGTCTTGGCAGATTGCTCGACTACCCGCCCGTTGTAGATCGCTTTTGATCCTTGCGGGGCAGGTGTGCCGAGAACTCGGATTGTTAGAATGGCGCGTCGTTTAGGTCTGGCGTTGCATACTCTGGCTCGGCGCTAACAAGTTCGTCGTCAATAAAGGCAGCGCGGACTTTGATTGAAACGCCTGTCGTGCCATCCTTCTTTGCGTAGGTGTTGATGCCAGTAATTTTGCCAGCGACTCTAACCTGTCTTGCGTCAGTTGTGAACTGCTCGCCGATGGTGCAGTCGTAGATGGTTTTGTCTGTCGTTTCCCACTCGCCGGCTTCATTCTTCGCGCGGACATCAACCGAGAGCTGGAAGGCTGTACCCCAGTCAAAGTTCTTTAGGTTGTTGCACCATCCGGTGACCTCAATGGTTGCTTCATTCTTTATTGCCATGATCTATCCTCTTTCGTTTGTTGTTTTTATTGTAACTACATGCGCCGAGTTCACGCAGTCAGACTTTCCGCAAGTTCGAAAGCCTGGCAGCACGCTCATTCCATCTTCGCCTACGGGTGTGACAAAATCGTTTCCGAAGTGACCATGCCAAGCGATGCAATCTTTTACCTTTTGAGCTTTCCGCGACCGACAGCTTTGGCAGTTGTCGTGCTTGTTGCGAGTTGTGTTGACTTCCCATACCCAGCCGCAGCGGTTGCAGGTTTGAGTGGTTGGCAGGTCAGCCATGTTTGGCTTTGAGTAGCTGATCTAAGTGATACCGGATTGCATCAACCGTCAAGTTACTAGTGTCTATCTTTTGCAGTAGCTCTCTGATTAGCTGCTCAGCGCCTTGCTTGCGATAAGTGTTTCTAACATTTTCTGCGTGATTTATCATTAGTCCACTCTTATCTGGCTGCCGTAGGTCGCCTCTGCGTGCTTGAGCCTAGCGTCGATAATCGGCAGATAATCCTCGGTCATTTCTATTCCGATAAAGTTGAAGCCGTTTAGGATTGCCGCCTTGCCTGTTGAGCCTGACCCAGTGAAGGGGTCTAACACTGTGCCGTTAGGTGGGGTTACTAGCTTGACTAGGTACTCCATTAGTGCGGTTGGTTTCACGGTTGGGTGAAAGTTCTTAGCCCCAGATGTTCGCCCGGCCCCAGCTCTTGGGCTACTCATACCTGCGCTGTCGGCCTTTCGGTCAACCATGATGGCGGCGGCCGTGTCATCAAGTCCCTCTAGCCCTTCATTCCTGTCACGCTTTGAGGCCTTTGCAACATAGAAGAACCGTGATGCGTCGCTCTGTTCATCTAGTAACCCTGCCGTGTGTTCGTCAAGGATTATGTTTGCTGGCCATCTGCCTTTAGCACTTCCATAAGTCCCAGCTTTAGTTACTGCGTTGGAAGTGTCTATTGTCCAGCCCTTACCAGCGGCAACCTTTCTTTGAGTGCTTTCTGTCCCGATCCTCGAACCGTCTATGTTGAGCGCCCCTGTGCCGTGTGTGAGAACATTGTGACCGACTGTTCCGATTAGTGGTTTGCGGGCAACGATTATGGGTTCGTGTGCTGGTTTTAGTGCTGTTCCCCAGCCTTCCCATTGTTCGGCTTCGGGTGTTGAGGGTGCTGTGATGTCAAGGTTGACCCGCTTAGTATGGTCTTGTCCTGGAGTAAAGTGATTTTCTGAGTTACTCCATTCCTTCTTCCCGAGCACTGCCCTGTTTTTGTAGGCCGTCCACTCAATCCCAGTCCGCTCAGCGACTAGGCGCTCAATAGCCTCTGGTACTTCTGGCAAGTAAGGGCGCAGCTTGTCGAATAAGTCAACGGTTGCAATGGCGGGTTGGCTTAGTCCGATATAATGGCTTGCCATCTGAGTCCCCGTTACTTCATTTATTTCATTGGCCGAGATGCCAGTTGCCCGCATCCAGGTAACAAATTCCAGCCGTCTCTTTTCGTTTTCGCCTGAGCCTTTGTCTATCGCCTTGCTGACATCTAAAGACTTCGGAAACCCCGACCCATAAAGCCAAGCAATGTTGTCTCGAATCTCAAAGCCAGCGTCTTCAATCGCAACCGCTACCCGATGGTAAGTTCGAGTGCCGCCGAATGAAAGCAAGTGACCCCCTGGCTTGAGAACTCTCAAGCACTCAGTCCATAGTTCTACTGAATAAGCAATTCCCGAGCTGTCCCATTTTTTGCCCATAAAGCCAAGCTCATAGGGTGGATCGGTGACGATTGAGTCCACCGAGTTGTCTGCAAGTGTTGGCAAGATGTCTAGGTTGTTGCCGTGAAGGATAGTGAATGTCATTAGATCCCCGCAAAATCGAAAGCCTCTTGGCTTAGTCGGTTAGCAATTAGCTCGCAGTATTTTTCTTCCATCTCAACTCCGATTGAACGGCGACCCAAGTTGCGAGCTGCGATTAGTGTTGCGCCTGATCCGGCGAACGGGTCGGCGATAACACCCAATGTCTTTTGGATAAGGTTTTCCATTAGTCCCACTGGCTTTGGAGTGGGGTGGTCTGGCCTGTTAGCCGCTGGCGGCTTATTCGCCTTTATTACGCTGCTACCCCTTTGGCCTATGAACCCCTTGCCAAATACGTAGACTTCTTCATGGGAACTTCCCCAAGGGATTGTCAGGTCACCCATGCCGGGGTCATCGCCCTTTGACCAGATCAAGAGGTTCTTGATGTTGGCTGGCCGTTGAACTCTCCAAGTGCCAAAAACTAGCGCTGGGCCTGCTCCCCAAAGTGCTAACGCCTTGTCTCTTATTTCAACGTTTTCATCGTTGGCTATGTTCTCCCTTTTTGTCCACCCCGACTTGTAAGCCATCCCGTAAGGCGGGTCTGTAATCAGCACGTCAGCCGTCAGCCACTCAGTGACCTGTAGACAGTCACCGTGATAAAGCGTCACTAGGTCATTTTGAAAATACGGTTCACGCATAGATCTCAGCCTTGGCAAAGCGGTCTATCCCTGTCTGCCCGTTGTTCTGCTCGTAGTCGTTCAAGAGTCTGCAACAAGGCCCGCAGCTAAGTATCAGCTCGTTGTGTTCGCGGCATTGAGGTTGTGGCGATGAGTTCACTGGCGCATCTGCCTTTGGGTTGTCACGATCTAACCGGAACGCTGCTTCTTTTGACCAGCTAATAATGTTGCGCGGTTCTAGGTATCGAATTGTTGAGTCTTGCTGCGCCATCTTCAGCGCCTGGGTTGCAATGTCAAACGGTATCCCACCGATAATGTTGTGCCAGGCTTCTATCGTTTCAGGCATTACCTTGCGGTTGTCAACGAGGGCTATCTGCCGGAGCAGTTCTTTAGTGTCGCTAATTAGCATCTTTGCCATCCTGTTCTTTTGCCCAGCGGTCTAGTTCGTTCCAGTCGTTCTTCGGCTTGTTACTTTGAGCTTGGCGTTTGTGGTTGTTCCTGATCCAGTTGCGCCATGTTGCATCCCAATCAGACTTCTTTGCTCTTGAGCCAGAGATGCCTGCCCAGTAATCTCTAAAGGCGTGTGTCTCAAGCTTAAGGTCTATTTCTGGGAAGTGTTCTTTCATTATCTGAATGTCATTTTCTCTCGGTTGCCAGTCCTCTGGCAAACGGTAAGAATTAAGTAATGGTTTAAGTAATGGTTTAGTAATGGTTCGCACGCCACCTGCTGTCACCCCTGACGCTGATTCTGTCACCCCTGATTGCGATTCTGTCACCCCTGCGGCCAAATCTGTCACCCCTGGCAAGGTAACCCAGTAGAGGTTGGATTTGTATTGTTGCTTAGTCGGAGCGTTCTGAATTTCGACCGATATCTCGCCGAGTTCTTGGAGTGTTTGAATGTCGCGCTGGACTGAACGCTCTGAGGCGTTGACCATTTTGGCAATTGTTTTCATTGACGGCCACGCGCCAATTTCACCTTGATGGTCTGCGATTGCTAAAAGGACTAGCCTGGCTCTGCCGGTTGCTTGTGAGTGCTGCCAGACCGCATTACTTACTTGAATGCTCATTACTGCCTATCTTCGGCAGTAGACTTATCCCTGCCGATACTTTGACTATCGGTTTTGTAGGTCAGGGGTTCACGCCTCTGGCCTGCTTCTATTCTACCAGTCGCCATGCACTTATAGGTTCTCTGTGCGCTCATACTCGGCCCAAGCATCTCTCGCCAAGTTGTCACGATCACCAGCGGCATACCTGCCAGCGTGAAAGTAGATGCGCTTGAACCGTTCTGGTATCACCTTGAGCATCTTGGTTACGACTTTCACTTCGGGCTTTGTGATGCGCTTGCGATAGCTAATGTCATTGCGCTCAGCTTCAAGGCGCTGGACTAGGTCGCTAAATTGTAGGTTCATTTTGTCTCCCTTTATTGTTAGGCATTACTTTACCGATTTCGAAACAACCGCGCAACTACTAAATCAGATAGCTCGGTGGATCTACTTCGGTCTTGCCGCCCTGCGTGTCCAGCGTGTACCAAGTCCGGCGAGTGGTGTCAAGTATCGGATGTCCTGGCGCTGAGAACTTTGAAGCCTTATGCCCGAAGTCGCGTGCGTACTCTGCCGTTAGTGCGTCGCTCTCCATCCGCCCATTGTATTCAGCGCAAACTAGTATCACATTTTGCAAGTTATCTAACACTTTTGAACCACCCATGCCGCGATTCTGGACATGGTGCGGTACAAGGTTGTCAGATTCGCCACAGTGCCAGCACCATAAATCGCGCTCTCGAAGTTTGCGAGTGTCTTTTGCGTTCACAACTTCATCTCGGACTGCATCAACTTGACCTGAGTACCCATTGCCATAAGCGCAGTTTCTATAGATTTGATTTTCACGCGCACGCGATTCAACTCAGCCTTACGCAAGTCCCTCTCTAAGCGCATAGGAGCCGCGCTGAGCCGACTTAGTGCCGTTCTGTCCGCAACAGTACCTTCGTGCTTTATAAACGCCTTAGATTCCGTTGTGTCGAGTTCGTATTCTGCCTCGGCTAAAGCCTTTTCACACTCGTAAAGTGCCGTTGATCCCTTTTGGTTCTCGGCGATGAGGTCACTTATCTGGCGTTGAATTTCTGAGAGCATCGGTCAGCCTGACCAAGTAGATGAGCAGCTCACGATTCCACAGATGCGCCTCATCATCCTTGCCCTGGCTTACTGCCGTCTGGAAGGCGTGCTCCATCTCCCTTATCTTTGCTTCGAGTATTGAGCGATTCACCGCGTGCCTTTATCTTGTCAAGAACTTTTGCGTCAGCACCGGCAGCCTTTGCTTGTGCGTAAGTCAATCGTATCGACTGGATGTCGTTGAGTCCTTCTAGCTTTGCTAGGTAGTCAACTGGTTCAGCTCTTGCAACCTTTGCCATTTCCGTTCGCGAGGCTCGCCGATTGCCACTATAGGAAGCGTTGGCGAGGCAACGCCCAATCGCCGACGTTTCTGCATTCTCAAGCGCAGCGGTCTGATTCGCACCCGAGCCACCGTCAATCTCAAAAGCTAGGCCGGTTGCCTTTGGCAGGTCGTTTGCCTGATCGCCGCCAGTCAAATAAACCGTCGCCTTGACCACCCAAGTGCGTTTGCCAGTTTCACGCTCGGCGCTGTACACATACTCGTTTGCGTTTGACCACTCGGTCACTATGCGACCATCTTCGTTATCCTCGTAGAAGCGCCTAATGCGTTCTTCGACTGTTTCGTAGTCTTCTAAATTAAAGCGTGCCATTTTTATCTCCCTTTATTAGTTGTCGTAGGTAGCTCATTCTTCTTCCTCATCTTCGTATTCGGTTTCTAAAAACTTCCAGTTATCTGCCAACCAAAAGGGAGCGGTAAGCCCCTCAATGTAGATCCGCTCCAGTTGCTTGTTCTTGTCTAGGACTACGCCCGAGACTGCGCCGGTGACGTATGTTTCATTTCTCACTAGTGTGACTGTGTCGCCTAGAAAAACATTCATTATTTTTCCTTCTTGACTACAAGGAAAGGCCGACCTTGACCCCTTGCTTGTCTTGAGGCTACCCTAATTGTTGCGCCATCGTGTTCAATGTATGCGTGCTTGGCTCTGCCCATACTTGACAGCACCTCAGACTTCATTTGCTTTAGCTCGGACTCCGCTTTGTCAAACGCTGCTTGCGCGGCTGGCAAATAGTGCAGTCCGTCAATCTCAACCTCGGTGTCGTCAATGTCTGGGTGTAGTTCTCTAGCCGCCTGGTAGGTTGACTCTGATCCATCCCAAGCCGGCGCTGTGTCATTCTTGACCCCAAGCCAAAACCTTTCGGCAGCCTGCTTCATAACATCTTGTTCAAACTCGTCGGCTTCAACCCAGTACTCAACCCAGTCCATTGCAACGAGTCCCACAATGACCGCACGCTTCACGCCCATCACCATCATGTAATGCTGCACCTGCGCCAGATAGCTTGGCGGGACTTCATCCCAATAGTTTCTAGATGTCTTTGCTTCCACGATTACCCACTCGCCATCAACCTGGGTTAGCCCATCTGGGTTCGCGTGAAGGTAAGGGATAGTCGGGTGCTGGTAAGTGCCAGTCGTGAACACTTCCCACTCTGGGTGCTGTCGCTTCAGTAGCGGCCCCATGATTACGGGTTCGAGTATGTTGCCAAGGTCGGCAGGAAATGAGTCAATTATCTTTTGTGGCAGGTTGCCAGTCTTTAGGTGGTGCAGATAGAAGGCTGACTCCCAGCGGTTTAGTCCGAGGATCGTGCCAATCTCAGAACCGCCGATTCCGTCAGCGCGTGCTTCGTGCCACTCTGAAGTGCCGTTCACAAACACTCCGAGTAGCTTTGCCCCATTGAATGTTGCTGGTGCGTGAAGCTCCATAATTCCCTCTTTCTTAGTTAGGCTAATCTTATGACCGCGCAAGGACATCTTACGAGCCGATACATGGCTTTGTTGAAAAAGATAAGTGTGGCCGGCGGCGTGCCTTGTGAGCAACTTCCCAACGCGTTCTTTCCAGAGGACATTACCGATCCTGAGCAGCGCCAAGTGTCAACCAAAATGGCGCGCGCCTTATGTAAGACCTGCCCAATACTTCAAGAGTGCTTTACCTATGCGCTGGAAACGAACCAGCAGTATGGCGTGTGGGGTGGAACTACTGCCGACGAACGCTAGTTAAAGACGACCGCACTACCTCCTGATTGCTCAAGAGACAGTGCGGTGTTAATGGTTTTATTCTAGCAATCATTGTGAACTTGCAATAGCCGACTAGCTTGGCTACTCTTTCAATCATGAACTCAGAGCAAGCACTAACAGCTTTAGCCGAAGGCATCCGCGCAACTCAAGCGCCAGCGTGTCAAACATCCGATCCAGACGCTTGGTTCCCAGAGGGTGGTTCGCCCAACCCAAACCTGCACCCAGCGATAAGGCTCTGTAAGGTTTGCCCAGTGATGACCTTGTGCCTACAGTATGCGCTGATAAATAATGAGCAGTATGGCATCTGGGGTGGAATGAACTCGCGTCAGCGAGCTAGGTTGCGGAAGTCTACTTCTTGGTCACAATCGAAGTAAGTATTGACAACAGCGCCGACCCAAGCGAGATGCTGAAGAACCCAACCCAATCGGCTGAGAACAACCCGACAGTGCCACCACCTAAGAAAGCTAGTCCTGCTTGAGCGAATGTCTTTATTGCTCGTTCACCTGCGAAGTTCCAAAAAGCTAAGTTAAACATCTCCGTTAGTCCAATCTTGATTGTTTTTACCGTCTTGCCACGATGCACTTACAGTGTACGCCGTTGTGATAATTGAGATAAGCGATACGCCGCCAGTTATCAAAGTCACTCCGACACCCCACTGGTCAACCAGAAACGTCAGTGAGCCAAAGATAATCATTGCAAAGCCGAGTCGATACGATCCAAAGATTAGCTTGCGCCGAAACTTCCAGCTTGCACCGGTTGCAGACTCTGGCTCGTCCTTTAGAAAGAACACACCGTCAAACATCTTTACAAGGGTCTTTTGCAACATTCGCAAACCTCTCTTGCCGGTCGCTTCAGGTTAGCCAGTATTAGCTTGTAGACGTCTACCTTGTCTGAGGTGACACCGAACACACCTTTGAGTGTTCTCGACGCTGTGACGTGAACGTGAGGGCCTGAACTTTTTCCTGTGTTGCCAAGCACTCCGACAGTCTGACCCTTGCGTAGCTTCTGCCCGACTAAATAGCCTGGCTTAGAATCCATGTGACAGTATCCGAGATACCAGATCACGCCGTCTTTGTCCATAGCTGTCTGTACGACAACCCAACCAAGAACATCTGAGAACTGAATCAACCGAATCGTGCCTTTGGCAATAGCTGGTATGCGTGTGCCGAGTGGTCTAGCCCAGTCAGTCCCGGAATGCGGTTGCATACGGTTTGCTTTTCGGAAGTTGCTCATCTCGCCATAGTGCGAGGTTATGTACTTGGCGTCATACACAAGACGCCAATCGGCTGTCCTGTCAGAAAAGCGACTCACTTTGATTTCCTTGGTTTGTATATTTTAGCCACGAAGTAAGCTCACTAACCCGACTGCCACTGCTCCCAGTGTTGCGCCGTAGACTCCGTAAACAAGTCGGGCAATAAGCTCAACCTTTGATAGTCGGTTCTCGATGTCGGCAACCTTGCTTGGCAAGTACTTAAGTCCACGCAACTCAACAACCATCTCAATCTGCACGTTAGAAACTTCGATTAGTTTCTCGTACACCTGAGCGTTTGTGATCCTTACGGATGAGTTGGTTTCTTCTGCCATTAGCTATTTGACTTCTACTACCTTGACAACAGCGCCGACGGTATCAGAAATGCAATACAAAGTGTCGTCAGCGTTTGTCTGAAAAACAGCGTTGTTAGTTTTGCTTAGTAGTATCCCGGTGGCAGCCGATACGTCTGAGCCGCCGACATAAGTTGCAGCGCCTTCGGTTCCAGACTGCAAGTAAACAACCTTGCTAGAAATGAATGGCCCTGACACTGCTGTTATTGAAGTGCCTACTGATACGCCTGTTGAGACTACTGGCATTATCGAACCAACCCTTGCACTAGTGCGGATACTTCTGCTTCGGTTAAGCCAAGCTCAATTAGTTTTGCCTTGGCGTTTGTGGGTGCGTCTCTGCGGTCTAGTTCTGCCTGCGTCAAGTCTCGAACTGTCCAGCTTTGAGTAACAACGCCCTCGATGGTTTCTGGGAATCCTTCAACGGTTACTTGGTCAGTTCCAGCCGTCGGCCTTGCTGATTCTGTTACTGAAACCCAGCCGCTAGGTAAGCTGTCGCCGTCTTGAAATCCAGGCTGCGCCAGTTGCACGTCTCCGATGTGTCGAGGGTATTCGCTTTCTGCGTTTATGTAAATCATGGTTTCCTATCTAGAGCGCTACAAAGTGTTCGGTGAGTGTTGAGGTTGCGGCAGTGAGTGTGCTAGTTCCTGCCGTTAGGGTGCTAGTTGCTGCCGTTAGGGTTGAGGTTGCGGCGGTGAGTGTGCTAGTTCCTGCCGTTAGGGTGCTAGTTGCATAGACAATATCTACGCCGTCTAGGACATAAGTGCCAGTTAGGGAGCCATTGCTAGGCAATTTTGCAAGAAGGAAGTCGTTGCCCCCTGCGCCCGTTGAGGTTGTCTCTCCAATTATGCAAACATTATCTGATGAGTCAATTGCTACTGAATTACCATTATCATAACTAACCCCACCCAACACACGCTGCCATTGAATAGTGCCTGATGAGTTGTACTTGGCTAGAAGAAAGTCGTAGTTGCCTGCGCCAGTTGACTCTGTAAAACCAAACGCATAAACATTGTCTGAGGAATCAACCGTTACACCTTGGCCCCTCTCATTGCTAGCCCCACCCAACACACGCTGCCATTGAATTGTGCCGCTTGAGTTGTACTTGGCTAGAAGGAAATCATTATTGCCCGCCCCGGCCGAGCTTACTTCACCAGCCACATAAATGTTATTTGATGAGTCAATTGCAACTGCATAGCCCCTCTCACTACTAGCCCCACCCAACACACGTTGCCACTGAAGGGTGCCTGATGAGTTGTATTTAGCTAGAAGAAAATCGTTGCTGCCTGCGCCCGTTGAGGTTGTAAAACCAAAAACATAAACGTTGTCTGCCGAGTCAATTGCGACTGCCTGCCCCGTATCACCACTAGCACCACCGAGGATGCGTTGCCACTCAACCGTGCCTGCTGAGTTGTATTTAGCTAGAAGAAAATCGTTATTACCTGCGCCTGTTGAGTCTGTGAAACCAAACGCATAAACATTGTCTAACGAGTCAGTTGCAACTGCCTTCCCACGCTCATTACCAGCACCGCCCAACGTGGATATCCAATAACCACCGCCAGTTACCTGCGAATTAAGTATCCCCAATAATGTAAAACTCATTTAGACCGCCGTAATGTTTCCGATTAGTCGGTATTCATCTGTTGCCACACAAAGAAGTGTAGCGGCTGAATACTGAGCGCCTATTGTAAAACTGCCAGTTGTTGTTGAAACTTCAGCCGCCTTGATTGTTGCACCGTCAGCGGTCACCGTTAACTCACCTGCGCCGTCTGCGATTATGTCTACCCTTGCGCCAACTGTAAAGTCAGAGCTTGCGTCTACGGTTAGAACAGTTGCCGAAGCAGAAGTGAACTGAAGTGTCTTGCCTTCGTCTGCTGCTGAGGTAAGTGTTCGGGCTGTCGTTGCGTCTGTGACAAAGCTTGCGATTCCTGCCGCTGCTGTCGTGGCTGCTAGGTTGACGTTTAGGGTTACATCGCCAGTTGATCCGCCACCGGATAAAGCTGTGCCGGCTGTGACCGCTGTTATGTCGCCGGGGTTAGATACATCTTGCCAAGCCGCCCCAGTATAAAACTGAAATTCGTTTGTATCTTCTAAAAAGCAAAACATACCTTCGGCTAAAACATCCGTTAGCGCAGTATCCCTAGCGGCTGCGTCGGCGAAAGTCATAATGCTTTGACGCATCAAAAAGTCGTCAACATCCGCCGCTGTGAGAATGTCTCCCGCTGCAAAATCTTTGAATGGCATTTATTCTCCTAGAATCCGAGTGCGCCTGTATTTAGTCTACCAAACTCAGCGTCGTTCAAAACAAAGAACGCGGTGTCAAGTGTGGCGAACCCGATAGACACTTTGTGGAAGATTGAATCAACTGTGCTATCTAAGCGAATTATCTCCGCAAACTTTTCAATCGCCGGTGAAACCTTTGGGTTGCCTGGGGTAAACTTTACTTTCACAACCGAGCCAAGCTCTAACCCAAGAACTTCATTCTGCTGATCTGTGGTCAAATCATTTAGAAGTATGTCTACCGATTCAAACCTAAACTCTGGGCTTGAGTAAAGCTGTGCATACCACTCGGCAAGCTCCAGCGCGTCTTGGTCTGTTTCCATAAGCAAACCGCTTTGGCTTAGCGTTAGGTTGCCGTAGATACCTTGCGAAAGAGAATCGCCTGCGGTCGAAGTGTTGCCGGTTATTACTGTCTCAATTTCAATGTCGTTGTAAAGAAGTTCTGATCCGTAGACGACCTTCATGCCCTGGTAAGGGATGCCAGTGCCGTCGTCAGCTAGGACTGTGCCGCCTGAAGCCGGAGCAACCGCGCGATCTAAAAAGCGAACCTTGCCGCTCTTGCCAATAAACAGCGCACCTGGTTCTGATGCTTCTACTGTTTGCAAGTAGCTAAGAGCGTTAGTGCCAGCGTCAACAGCGTCTGCACCTAGCGTCTGACGACCTGCGTCTATCTGCCGAGCATCTATGCCCCAGTCAATTTCTGGTCGGCTTAGAATGGCGTTCACGCGCTCCCCGCTTAGCTCAACCAAGTTCGTAAAGGCGCTTAGTGATTGGTTAGCGAAAATCCTAAATGCGTCAGAGCATACCGCTTCGGACAGGTTGTCGCCTGTTGGCTCGTAGTTCAAGTTCCAGTCGTCTACGCTACCGAAGTATTGCACTGAGCTGCCCGAAGTTATTCTTATTTCACGCCTTGGAATTATCTGACCGAAGTATGGCGAGTCAGCGTATTCGGGGTCAAAGACTCTGCCGTTGTTATCGAACACTACGTTTGCCTGACCAGTGCCGTAGCGATCTAGTTGGCGCGACTTTCCTCTGCGGATGGATAAACCTAGAACATACTGCGTGACATCAAAAAAGATTGTGCCACCCAATAGAAAGGAAGTGTTGTCTAGCTTGCCTGCGGTTGCATCGTCAAGCCTAAAGTATGGGCCAGTGTTGTTTCCGGTTAGGTCAAAGCCCAGCTCCACTAACTGTGTCGGCTTAGCCATTATGCCCCAACAAAGACTTGCCCGTTAGAACGCTCAAACCTTTTTATCTCGTCAACAATCAGTTGACCGATACGACCACCGTCTGCGCCCATGCCAGCGTTTACTGTGATGTTGATGTTGTTGCCGCCAGTCTTTTGCTTCTTGCTTGTGTTGCCGAATGAAGGCGTAAACATTGCGCCTGCTGATACCCCGTCAAAGGCTGAGTCGGATGCAAACTTCACTTCGCTTGCCATCTCAAGCGATGCGCCAACTGCTAGGTCTTTAGAGTCTTGTATGCCCTGCTCAAGTCCAGCCGCTAAGTCGCCACCGATTCCGGCGAACAGCTTGGATGGTGACTGAATACCAAAGAAGCCTTTGACGCTGTTTGTAATTGAGTTGCCGATGCTGCTTGCTATGTTGCTTGCAATCCTTGGCAGGTTGTCGTAGATGCCCTTAGCCAAACCGGTTAGCAAGTCAAAGCCAGCGGCTACCATTTGTGGCATTGCGCTAATCAGTGCGCCTACGATTTCAGGCACTAGCTCAATGATTGCTTTTAGGATTGCCGGCGTTGCTTCTATTATTGCGCTTACTAATGCTAGGAACAGATCAATAGCCGCTACGAGTAGCTCAGGAATCATGCCAACAACAGCGGCCGTTATCTCTGGAAGAAGTTTTACGATGGCGACTAGCAGCTCTGGCAGAATGTCAACCACTGCGGTTACAAGACCCATAAACAATTCGATGGCTGCTTGAAGTAATTCGGGCAGCATCCCAATTATCGTGACAAGGATGTCAGGCAGTGCCGCAATGATTGCCGATAGAAGAATAGGGATTGTCTCAATAAGTGCCGTAAGCAATCCGTTAAATAACTCAAGCGCCGAGTCAATGAACTCTGGCAACATCGCTAAGACCGTATCTATAAGCTGAGGCAGTAGCTCAACAACAGTATTAATTACGTCAGGAATTATTATTGAGACTGCCTCAATAAGTGAGCCAAAGAAGGTTATCGCTGTGTCAAGAAGTATGGGGATAAATCCGAGAATTGTTTCAACAATTACTGGAATCAAATCGGCTAGTGACTGAATAATTACTGGAATCATTTCGGCAAGCGATTCAACTAGCATCGGCAGCACTTCGCCAAGTACACTAATTAGTTCTTTGAGAATCATCGCAAACGAAGCAAGCAACATCGGAATCATTGTCCCAGTTATAAACGCGATAATGCCAGGAAGCATTTTTGTAAAGCCCTCAATAATTCCAGGGAGCGCGTCAAGTATCTTCATAATTAAATCGTTGCGGAACTGATTCATTCCCACGATGGCCTTTTGTAGTCCACCGCCAGTAAAGAAATCGTCAATCTGTTTGCTTACATCTCTAAAGATTTGGTTGCGACCTTGCTCAGACGAAATCTTTACAATGAAGTCTCCGAGCTTTTCAGCAACTCGCTCAATCTTTGGAGCTAGGTCGTCAAGTATTTCTGCAAGAACCGGCGTTAGCTCTTTGACAATTGGGGTTAGCGCACCAACCAATCCTCTAGCGGCTGGTTCAAACGCCTCGCCGATTACTAGTGAAGCGTTGGCGAACGCGGAGTTGAGCAGAATCATGTCACCAGTTAGTGAGTCCATCTGCTTGGCGGCTACTTCCTCAGCAGTGCCCCCGGCGTTCTTCAGTGCTTCTTCATACTCACGCAACGCCTCGGAGTTACCGAGTAGTGCAGAGATACCTTCTTTAGTCTGTTCGCCGAACCCTAGCTGGCTAAGCGCCGCGCTCTGGGCTTCAACCGACATACCCTCTAAGCCTGTTTCAAGATCGCCAACAATGTCGGCCATGTTTCTCATGTCACCGTCAGCGTCAAAGACTGAGACACCTAACGCTTCAAAAGCACCTGGGGTCTTTTGGGATTGCTTGACTAAGCCGTTGAGCGTGTTTGTTAGAAGCGTTCCTGCACGCTCGCCCTTGATACCTTGGTCGGCGAATACCGTAAGGGCAGCAGCGCCTTCTTCAACTGACTTGCCTAGAACTGTTAGCGCGGTCGCAGCCTTGCTCGTCATCGCTGCACCCAGTTGCTCAACTGAAGTGTTACCTAAAGTGGCGGCTTTTACGAATACGTCTGTAACTCGAGTAAGGTTTTCAAAGTTTTCCGCCGCGTCATCGCTTGATAGACCAAGAGCAGACTGTGCGTCTGTAACGATGTCGGTAGCCGTAGCCATGTCGAACATACCAGCCTGCGCGAATGCAGCGACCTGTGGCAAAGCGGCAATTGACTCGGATGCGGTTAGACCGGCAGATGCTAGGAAGTAGAAAGACTCAGCGGCTTCTTCAGCCGAGAACTTTGTGTTAAGTCCTACAAGCTTTGCGGCCTCTGCCATGTCGTCGCGCATGACGCTTGACACGTCGCCCATAATCGCAACTGATTCCTGAAGCTTAGCGTCAAAGTCTGCAAAGTCTTTTAGTCCCTTAGCAGCGATGCCAGCGGTTACTGCGGCGGCTGCAAGTGCAATACCGCCAACTACTTTTCCAAACTTGCCGAGTGAGCTTTCGGCTGCTGCAATTCCTGAGCTGTCAAACTTAGTTAGAATCGGGAGGTTGATTGACATTAGCGCACCAACCTTTTGTTGACTTTGTCAGTCGTGTCTTTGATTATCTTGATTGCGAGTTTTTCGATTTGCGGTCTTAGCTGTCGGAACTTTGCATAGGTAAAACGACCGCCACGCTTAATCATTGGATAGCGTGCGTTAAGTCCACGAATCATTGCGCGACCCGATGCGGTGACGCCCTTAGTGCGAGAGCCTGCAAGCTCAGCCATTTCAAAGCCGCCTTTACCAGCCTTGCCTGTAATCTTAATTGTCGCTAGAAAACTGTTTCCAGTCTTTTTAGATTTCCCTGGAGTGAAGCTGACTGAGCTTCTAACCGCTGACCAGCTCAGCCTGCCTTTGTTTTTCATTCCAGATAGCGGTGCTTCAACTGGAACTGATCCAGCTATTGCGGTAGCGGCTGGGCCTAAGCCTGTGCGAAGGTTTGCACGCAAGTCTTTGATTGCGTTTTCATCAAGTTGCTTTAGTTCTTTCAAGGCCTCGCGGAGTCCCTGCTGGTCAATGCTAGTCGTTATCATCCGCGCTCCTTGCTACCAGTTTACCGCTTGCGTTGTTGCCTTTGATTCTTGGCTTCTAGGTAGCGACCCATTGTCCAAAGCATACGAGGCTCAAGCTCTAGCAGTTCACGCGGGCTAATCCCTGTTTCGCAAGCAATCCAAACGATGCGCCAGTGCAGACTGTCATCGCCCAGCCCTTCTATTTTTTTGCGTCTTGAGCCTCAATGCTGCTCACGCTTTCAAGCCACTTTTCAAAAGTGTCCTTGACTGCGCCAGTACGCTTTTCTGTGTGCCACGC